TTGTGCATTCGGGGCCAGTCACGCCGCCATGGTTTCAATGGCGGGGGAAGTCCTTTCGGGCGATCCCGAGTCGGCGGTCATCCCGTCCCCGGAAGTTATTTACGGGTTTTCCAGGGTCCAGGTTAACGGCGGGCGGTCGCCTTTCCGGTCCGATGGTTCGACGGGGGCCTGGGTTGCCCAGGCGATGAAAGACTTCGGGATCCTAGAAAAAACGGTCGTCGGATCCTTCGACCTGTCCAAATACTCCGAAACCCGTTGCCGGGAGTTCGGATCCAGGGGAGTCCCCGCCGAACTGGTCGAGGCGGCCAAGGCCCATCGGTTTACCTCGATCTCCAGGGTCCGGACCTTCGACGACTTTTGTCGGGCGATCGCCAACGGGTTCGGGGTTATCGTCGCCTCCCAGGTTGGTTTCAACCTTTCCCGCCGAGACTCCGAGGGATTTTGCAAACCCTCCGGGCGATGGGCCCATTGCATGGCGGGCCTTGCGTACCGCAAGGGGAAACGCCCAGGCGGTTACATCAAAAACAGTTGGGGAGCCGGATCCAACTCGGGCCCCAAATATCCCGCCGACGATATGCCGAACGGCGGTTTTTGGGTCGATTCGGAAGTCCTCGAAAAACAAATGTTCTCCGCCGGGGACTCCTGGGCGGTTTCCAATATGCCAACCGGATTCCCGCTTCGGCGGTTGTCCTGGTAGGGGACCAAGACGATGGGCGACCTCCCGACCTTTTATCAAGTCCTCCGAGAGTTCGGGCTCCCGACCCTGGGACTAATTTTCTTGGCCTACGCCGTTTGGCGTTGCGTTCAATGGATCGGTCGGGAGGTTGTCACCCCGTTACGGGACCGACATTTTCGGTTTTTGGACGAGGTCGAGGGCCTTCTCAAAGTCCTGGAACAAACCCAGAAAAACCTCGTCGCCTCTCAAAACGCCATCCTCCAACAAGTCGCCGAGGTCACCAAGTCAAACCCGACCCTTAAACAGTAAGGGCGGGCGGTTGTTTGTTTCTCAATCCTCAAGGGGTGGAACCATGGTTGATTATCCCGCCGAGTTTCCCGCCAAGGCCCTCGGCCTGGTCCTGGCAAAGGTCAAGGGCCAGGCGGTCGAGACCGCCGAACTTGTTCACGCCGGTTGGAATGTCCTCGGGTTTGCCCTGGGCAAATCCCTGGGCGGCCCGATCTCCCAGGCCGATCCGGGCCAAATGACCGACGAGGAGATCCTGGAGGCGGCCCTCAATTCCGGGGCGGAAGAGGGAGCCCTGGGCGGGGTTATCCCCTGGGCGATCGTTGCCAAGATCGTTTTGAAAATCCTAATTAATGCTTTGATTTGATCTCAACCAGATAAACAAAAGAGCCGCAAGATTTCACCGGGTCTTGCGGTTTTCTCGTTTTTTAGGGGTTATTTGCAGGTATTTACCAATTATTGCCAGCATATTTGCCTTTTCTGAGGGATTGATTAACTAATCCCTTTGATTACATTTGGTGATATCCAGCTAAACAAGAAGTCCCCTTGAATACGGCTTTAACCATGACGAACAACGAAAAGAATGACCAAATCATTTCCGATTCGGTTGCAAATCCTGAATCAGCAATCGAGGAAAACATTGGGGCAGATGAGGAGATTGTTGAAGAGGTAGAAGAAACGGTAGACCAATCCGGGCAAAAAGTAACTAGGAAAATTAAGCGAAAAAGGAGAGTCGTCCGGGGTGATGCAGCCGAATTGCGGCTGCAAGGACGAAGAGCCCTTTGCAAGTCTATGTCGGATATCGCCCCTCATATGCTGAAAACGGTAAAGCTTAGGGTCCTTGGTCGCCACCTTGATTCTACAAGGGGCCTTGAAGACAACGATTTGACCGAAATTATTAGGCGGGATTCCGAAAAACTATCAGATGGCACTCGAATTGATGGTTCCCTAAAAGAATTAGACACGAGCTTTGAGAGCGGTCAACTCAGAAATATTATTGTGGGTGTTTTGCTTCAGGAGGAAACATACTCTGTTGAGGAAAACCGGCTGGATGAAAAAGTAATTCAATTTGAAAAATCAATTGTGGAAAGGGCGGCCACATTTAGCTTAGATGACCTTAAAAAATCGGATTTAGATCGGTGGCACCAGATCGATACCTATAAAATCGTACTTGAGGCAGCATTTAGCAATGACAACCAGATTTCAGATGACGAAGCCAGATTGCTTTCCGTCCTACGGAATCACCTTGAAATTTCATGGGAAGATCATTGGGCCTTGAGTGCAACACTCCGGCGGTTTCCGAAAGCTGGCTGCATTTTGCATACTCCCGATGAAATCAACGAGATTCGTAAGGAAATGCAGAGGCGGGGAATCCTTTGGAGTTATCGAGACGATAACAACAAAAATCTAGACATTTTCCCAAGGGAAATTGCATTGGTTCTTCGGCAAAAAGCCGGAATTGAATTGCAAAGGACCAACTACCGCCGTTTGCTATCCCATGACAGCGTAAGGGTTGGCGATCTGAGAGAGTTTCTTGCCAAAAAAGGACTCGAAAAAACAGGCTCAAAGGCGGAACTAATTGAGAGGATTTGCCACAGCAATATTGGCCCAAATGAAATCCTTGGTTTTTTAGACAAGGAAACTTTGGCCAAGATGAGTAGCACTTTTGGCCTAAAACAGTCTGGTGCAAAAGCTGAAGTAATTTCTCGGCTGATTAGTTTTTACGATGACCTGACTTTTGAAGAGCGTGTAACCAAAGATGAGCGGGAAGTTTATTACTCAAATTATGAATTGCTTGCCAATCGCAGTTATGCAGAACTTCGGGCGAAAAAAATAATCACCAAAGACTTGCACACAGAACACCTATTCGAAGATGCAACCGCATTCTTGTTTGAAGTTAAGCTGCTGGTACAAATGCAGCGGGCAAACAAGGAAAATCGGGCAGACGGGAAGTTAATTCTCGATAACGGGCAATGTATCCTTTTGGACTGCAAATCAGTCGAGGGCTCCGTAAATCTTCAAGACCATCTTGAAGGGCAGTTTGATGGCTATCTCCGCAAGGAAAAAGAAGCCGGAGGCCAGCCCTTGGCGTTTATGGTAATCGGGCCATCCTTTACGCCCAACTCGCTGAATTTGGCATACCAGTACAAGGCCAAAACTAATTGGGATATCGCCTTAATTACAGCAGAGGGCCTAAAGTATCTCGCAGATCGGTGGTCATTGATGGCCCCCGAAAAATCATTTCCGGTTAGGTTGTTAAATCGAACCGAAATCATTGATAAAGAAAGGGCAGAATTTCTCCTTAGCTTGGCATGAGGCTGAAACAATTCCGATTGGCCTCTGGTATCTTCGGCGGTCAAGCACCTTTGGTTTAAGGCCTCTTAACGACTCAGTTTCCCCTTGGCGTTTTTAACATTTTTGCGGAACACGCCGATCATTCGCTCCTCGTTGGGAATCTTTTCCAAGGCCATTTCCAAGGCTTGCTGGTAGTAGTTCAAGGCATCTTGGTAATCGCCCCTAAGGTAGCGGATCTCGCCGAGATTGTTCAATGTCCTGCAATAGATGTTAGGTGGAGATTCAGGCGACAGTTTCAGGGCTTTGAGTGCCATCTGCAGAAAATCGTCCGCCTCATTTGGTGTTCCACGGACGATCTTCAAACCGGCGTAATCAACCGCAGCGGAAATAAGCTCGAATGAGTTCTCGTCACCCACATCGTTCAACACTTTTATTCCGGCCAGGTAACGATCCTCTGCAAGATCATATTTTTTCATACCTTGGAGGTTGCTAGCGGACCAGATGATCGGCATAGCCAACTGCGGTCCTGTGACCTTGGCACGGCGGAAAATTTCCACCGCCTGGTCGAAGGCGATGACCGCCTCAGCCGGTTTTCCCAGGGAAGCCTGTATCCTGCCCACCCCGGCAATGCAGTCTGCTAGCTCGGGCGAATCATTCCCATATTTCGCTTTAGCAAGAAGAACAGTTTCCTGAGCGGGGCCTAGGGCCTCTGCGTATTTCCCCTCGGTGAAAAGCTTGTGTGCCTTGGCCTTGACGGATTCAAAATCCCCGGAAGGAGCAGCCGTCCGGAAACCGCAGCCCGAGGCGAGGGAAAAAACAAAAAAAATGTGTGCTGAAAATCGACAGCGAATCAAGATTGGACTCCCAATAAAACCACAGATCTTTTTCAGCCAATAAGAATGCCCTGCAAATCCGGAAAGTTTCCTAAATCGCCTTTACGATTGATCAAATTCGAATAACTAAAACATAAAGAAAGCAACTCGTTGTAATTATTAACCTATTATTTCCACCCCTATAAGGTGTGCGATGGCAAGAATATCCCTTCCCGGACCAATTACAGTAATTGACTTTGAAACGACCGGGCTTTTTCCAGGACATGGTGACAGGGTTGTTGAAGTTGCAGCTGTCAAAATTGATCCAGATGGCTTTATCAGGGAAGAGTTTGTAACTCTCGTTAATCCAGAAAGAGATGTCAGTCAAATCCGCATCCACGGAATTACCGCCTCGGATGTGATCGACGCACCAAAATTCAGCGAATTAGTACCAAATCTTGTTGAGTATCTGGATGGGTCGGTTTCTATCGCCGGTCACAATGTCAGTTTTGATTACCGATTCCTTTTGGAAGAATTTTCGAGGGCAAGCTACAATCTGCCCGAGTTATCAAAACTTTGCACAATGCGGCTTTATGGAAAGAGGAAAAAACTGCACCAATGTTGCGAAGAAGTTGGGATAGAAATAAGAAGAGAATCTATTCACACCGCCTTGGCTGACTGTCGTGCATCTGCCGAATTGCTTGTTCATCTGATTTCTAAAGACAGAGAACTTCATGAATCGATTAGGTTGCTTCCATCCATATCTGTTGAAAAGCCTACGGTACCTCCATGCAAGCCACTAAGCAGGGTGGAATCCAAGAAAAACCAAACCCAAAGGCTTTATCTAATACCTAAATTATTGGAGGAACTGCCGTCCAAGACGGATAGTGATAACCCTAATCCTGAAACAACCGCTTATCGGAAAGAACTAGACAAAATATTAGCGGACAGGCTGATAACATTGGAGGAAAAGGATGTAATTGCTAAGGTTGCCGCTGATTTAAAACTTGACAAGGAATCTGCTATATCAGCTAATTTTTCCTTGATTGATGACTTAATCGAATCCGCTGGTTCGGACGGGGTAATTACTAAATTTGAAGAGAGTGACATTTTGCATGTTGCCAAACTGCTTGGCATTGATGCCGAAACAATCTTGAATAAAATTGGAAATTTTTTAGCCCTTGCGAAACATAAAAAAACCGAGAAAACAGTTGGAAAAGTTGATCTGGCCCTCGGGAATGGGAAGGTAGTTTGCTTTACCGGGGAGATGAGTGGAACTTTCCAAGGGGTCCAAATCACAAGAGAGACAGCCCTTAAACTTGCAGAAGAAGCTGGCTATAGGCCAGTTGATTCGGTTACAAAAAAGGTTGAAATCCTCGTGGTTGCCGATGCAAATTCCCAATCTGGGAAGGCAAAAAAAGCAAGGCAGTACGGCATCCAAATAATTCATGAGGCTGCATTCTGGAATATGATTGGGGCTGGGGTGGAATGACCATGTTGACGCACATCAAAAGATCGATTTTGGAAGAAATCCGGGATGACCTTTCCTGGGAGGAAGCATGGCTTGGACCCGACCGTGGGCTAATAACTTGTTGGGAAACTGGTCGATTGAAGGCCAACGAATCCCCTGAAATATCAGCAAGGGCAAAGGCGGGTGAGCTTGTCCAATTGCCTTGGGAGGGAGGTCTTCACAAATCCCTAAAAGAGGGCACCGTCAAATATGGAACCTTGAATTATTTGGCCATGTGGCAGGGATTAAGGGGAGAAGACCTAGACATTGAAATTTCAAAAACATACACCTTGACCTGCACAATCTTTAAGAAGGAAGTCATTTTTGATGTCTCTTCATATCTTAAAAACAACTAGTTTTAAAATAATTTAACAAAAGCCCGATAATTTTAATCACCCCGGGGCCAATCGATTGCTGCCTACGAAAAACTTAGTTTGACCCGCCACATCTAGTTTCCTGTCCGCCCTAATCTTCAACAACGACAGGTCTCATGGCGAGTCTTTACATATCAAGGTTTTGGCTGATGACCTGGACAGTTTCCCCGTACGACTAAATCCTCGGGGCGTGCAATGTCTCTGTCACATGGGACAACGAATGGGACAACGGGCAGGGCATATTTCAAAAAAACGCTATTTTAATTGATCATCCCTCGTCGCCATACTCATCCGACCATTCCAATCGGGACGACTTGTAAAAACTGCGTTTAAGCAAAAAATCTCGAAGAATACAGTCTCTTTTGGTATCGTCCGGTAACCCGCGGTTTCTCCCGGTATCGGGATGGCGGGACAACATTCTGGACAACAAGCCATGTTTAAACAGTCCATTACCAGGCCGATCCCCGCAGGGGCCGAGATCCGGACAACCAAAAACGGCCAGGAGGCGAAGATCCTGGTCGACGGTCGTTGGGTCTGGTTGCCGATAAACGCCAGCGGAAAGTATAGGGACCGGTCCAGGGTCTGGTATCAGAAAATCCGCATGGCGGACGGGACGACCAAAGCCATGGGGTTTTTCACCAACAAGGCCGCCTCGGAGGCCAAGGCCCGGGAGATCCAACTGGAGCAAGACCGGGTCCGGGCCGGGTTGGCGGCCCCGAGGCCGATCGTCGACGGGAAGGTCGACGACCTCCTGGAAAAGTTCGAGTCGTTCAAAAGAATTGGCGGCCTTTCCGCCGCAACTGCCGCAACCGAGTTCCCCCGGTTACGGAAGGCGGTCGAGCAACTCGGCTGGAAGACTGTCGAGCGGATCCGCCAGGCAAACTCCTCGGACATAATCGCATGGTTCGAGAAACTGCCCGGAGCGGCGGCGACCAAGAAGAAACGACTCCACACCCTGGCAACTTTCCTCCGTTGGTTAGTCGAGGAGCGGGTCCTGGTGATTGTTCCCCGGTTGCCCAGGCCCTCGGCCAAACCTGAAAGGCCGAGGCGGGCGATCACTCAAGAGGAGGTTGAGAAACTGGCCAAGTCGACAACCTGGCCTTGGTCGATCCTTTATCGGTTAGCCTTCTTCACACTTACCCGGAAAGGGGCCTTATTTTCGCTGTTGGTGGGAGATCTCCACCTGGATGGACCGGAAGGGCCTCGGATAGTTTTGCGGCCTGAAACCGCAAAGACCAAGGTCGGCCAGGTTGTTCCCGTCCCGAGCCGGTTGGTCCCCGATCTCCGGAGACTTGTCGCCGAGGCGGACGGTCGGCCCCTCTTCTGGAGGATCCAGACGATCAACGACCGAGTCCGATGGGCGAAGGACATCAAGGCCGCCGGTATTCCGCATGAGACCGACGAAGGCCTGGCGGTTTTTCACTCGTTGAGGCATGGCGGAGCAACTCACCTGGCGAAGAAAGGAGTCTCGATTCTTTTGATCCAAAAAATGGGCGGATGGAAGTCTATTCGGATGTTGGAAAAGTACACCCATATTCAGCCCATCGATGCTAGGGAGGCGATAGATGCAGCTTTTTCTAAAAATTCCTAGTTTTTTTTGGGCAATTTTTTTGCCCCTTCCTGCTTAGTGCTGTTTGTAATTGCTCCAATCGGCTCGGTCGGGCTAACTTAAAACTTAAACTAACCGCCATCCTGTTTGTAGGTTTTTTCTTGCCTGGGGCATTTGACCAATCTAGATTGGGGATGCTGTTACCTGTCCGGGCCTAATGAGAGATGAAATGACTGATAGCTACCTGACGATCTCAGACTTGCTGAAAATACTAAAAATCAGCAAGCCAAAGCTATTCCGGATGATTTCTTCGGGGGAGTTCCCAAAAGGCTTTTATCTTGGGCGGACCCCCCGATGGCCTGCAAAGCAAGTTTCCGCATTTCTAGCGGACGGGTTTGAGCAGGCAAACCATCGCCGCCCCAGGGCCTGAAATTTTTATTTTGGGTTCCTTTCGTTGCGTGGGGTGAGGTGTAGAACATTATGTGGGCCGGAATACCAAGCTACGGAGTAGACACAAAATGTTAAAAGCATTTTCATTTTTTGGGTCGATGGAAAAAAATCATGCAAAACCATTCAACCTTAGTAGAAGAGAGGCAGAAGGCGGCTACACCCACAACGACACTTTCGACCCAGCCGTGGGTAGCAACCACAAGACTCGGATCAGCGAATCAGAGCCTCTCATACCCATTTTCGGCGAAAAATCAGCAGAAAGAAGGGATGAGCATTTTTTTCGTAATGGGCTCGATTAGGTCAATATAAGAATTACGGCGGCCCAAATTAGCCCCCTTTGACCCAAGGGGGTGTAAAAAAAGTTAGCTTTTGTGCGGGTTGTTTTTTTGAGGGGGAAGGAAGATGCCAGAGGACCTAAAAGGAGAACGATGTCTAAAGGTTAACGAGGTCGCCTCCATGCTAAGGATCCACCCGGCGGCCCTCGCCCGCCTGAACCGGCGGGGCCAGGGGCCCATCGGCTTTAAGGTCGGGGGGTCGAGGCGTTGGTTAGAGTCAGCGGTCGACGATTACCTAAGGGATCTGGCCGCTAAGGCGAAAAGGATCGAGGGGTAAAACAAGACCCCCGGAGGCGGCAACCTCCGAGGGTCTCACCCGGCGAACCGGTCGCCTTCCCGAGCAGGTTGGCTAATAAATCTTATTCTTTAGCCGCCATTCCGCCTACTGGGGATCTATTCCCCGTCTCCTTTTAATTTTTTCCGACCTTTGATTAGGGGAAGAAACATCCCCATTGCCTACGGTCCGCCCCTTGAGGAAAACATGGCCAAAGACCAACGAAAAACTAGGGCTCCTCGCCCATGGGAACTGTTGCTCGATGTCCCCCGGCAAACAGAAAGATGGGTTCCCATTCCTGCCCGTCTTAAAGTTTCCGTTTGTTACCTGTGCGGAAACTGGACCATTCGCCGGGGGGAGAACTCAGTCTCTGACGAGCGGGCTATTTCCGGACATCTTCGCCAGGGGTCGATCCGCTGGCGGTCATTCCAGTCTGTCCAAAGTAGGCCCTTCTGTGACCAATGCAAACTAGTCCTTTCATCCATGGAGTTAACGAAGTGAAAAAAGCAATTAACTTTGTGTGCCCCCGTTGCGGGGGAGGCGTACCCACCGACGAACGGCGAGGCGAATACGAGGGAGCTCTCTCGAGAATCGCAGACCTAGAGATTTGCTCCAACTGTGGAGACGACGAGGCTATGCGAGATTTTTTTGGCCAACCTCCGATTGGACTTGGCGACTGGTTCTCTGTGAAAGGGAAAAAAAAATGAATAAGTTTTTGTCGAGAGTGACAACGGGCAGAGACACCTCCCACGGTGTCATCCTCGGGATATACGGGGAAGCGGGGAGCGGGAAAACTTCCCTCGCCCTGGATGTCCCCGGGATCCTTCTGGTCGATGCGGAACGGTCCGCCGCCCACTACGAGGCCCGAAGGTTTTCGCCCGACCGTTGGGACGATGTCCTCGGGATTACCCAGGAGTTTTGGGCCGACCAGTCGGCGGGCCAGGCGATCGGGTTCGATAGTCTCGATGCGATCCAGGCGATGGTTTTCGACCAGGTCGCCAGGGCGAACGGGGTCGAGCAAGTCGGCCAAATCGCCTACGGTCGGGGGTTCGACCAGGCGGCCGCTGAGTTCCGGAAACTGTGGGGGTTTTTCGACGGGATCGTCGGCCAAGGGCGGGTCGTTTTGTGGACCTGTCACTCGGCGACGACCAAGGTCGAGACCCCAAACGGGGACACCTTTGATCGGGTCGGCCTGAAGTTAAACCAAAAGGTCGCCGCCTTGGCGGTCGAGAAGTCCGACCTCGTTTGCCAGATCGGGATCCGGACCATGGTCTCCAAGGTCAAGGGCCAGGACAAGGGTCGGGCAACGGTTTTGACCGACCAAGACGGGAACCCGGAGCGGTACTACCGTTGCGTCCCGACCGGGGGAGTCCTGGCGAAAACCCGTTTCTCCCACCCAGCCGGGGAAATCGCCCCTCTTTCCTGGTCGAAGATCCGGGAGTTTTGCAAATAGTCTACCGTCGAGGTAGTTGACCGCGTTGTTTTTACCCCTTGTTTTCAAGTGTTTTTTAGGAGTCTCTACCGTGAATTTTGACGAACTGAACCTTTCCACCATCCAGGCCGCCGGGTCGGTCCAACCTCTCCCCGCCGGGGAATATGTCGGGACGATCGTCGAGGCCAACGACGAGGCCGGGGAAACCCGGGACGGTGTCCCGACCCGGGCGGTTGCCGTGCGGGTTGACATCTCCGAGGGCGAACACCAGGGCCGCCGGATATATGACCGCCTTTTGGTCATCCATCCGACCGAGATCGCCCAGCAAATTGGGCGGTCCCGCCTCAAGTCCTTGATCGAGGCCGCCGCCCCGGGGGCCAAGACTTCCCAGGAACTGATCGGGAAAACCGTCCGGGCCTCGGTCAAGGTTTCCCCCAGGAGAGACACCGGGGAGATGCGGAACGAGGTCAAGGCATACAAGGCCGCCCGGGGCGGGTTTGTCCCCCAAGACCCCGCCCCCCAATCCCAGCCCCCGGCCCCGAAACCTCAGGGAGGCGACCCCAACCGCCGCCCCTGGTGACGAACCGGCGAGGGGGAGCGGGTCGTTTTCCTTTACCCGAGGAACCGCCGGGTCCAGGGGGACCTCCCCGCCCCTGGGCAATTAAAAAAAGACTTTTTGGCGACTATGAGGACCGCAAAAGATGACAGTCGAACCGTTCAACGAACCGGCCAAGACACCCTTGACCGAGGACGAACTTACCGGAATTGAGCGGTGGGCGAACCAGGCCGATTTTTCCAATGCCTGGGTCGGCCCGACTCTTCTTTCCCTGGTCGCCGAGATCCGTTTCTCCTGGCGAAAACTGGAAACCGTCAAAAGACTTTTCTCCGAGTCCGAGGCGGAGATCCGCCGGATCCGGGGAGAGCAATCGCCCACCGTTGTGGAACCGCCTGGGGTGTCTCCCATCCCCCTGGCGACATCAAACCGGGAGGACAAGGAGGCGGCGACCGACTTGGGTTAGGTCAAGGGTTTAGTCTTTGCAATTGCTGCCCGCCGGTTGGCAACCTCCAGGGTTCGAGGCCCTGGCGGCGGGATGGGGGTGGGGAATGGGAGCCAACTTGGCGAAGAAAAAAAACTGTTCGGCCCGCCTGGACGGAAAACCGGATGGCCCGATCGAGGACTGGCGGCGGGGAAACCCCAACCTCCCTTCGACGGTCGTCGTCTTCTCGGACATCGACCAGGTCGCCCACCGACATTCAATCCCGAAAGAGGGCGAAAGCGGGACCTCGTTCCAACTGGTCCGCCAGTTCGGACTCCTGGAAACCAAGACCGGGGGCCAAACGATCGACAACCAGGACCCGAGGATCCGGTCCCAGGCGGACACCCTGGGACGGTTGTCGATGATCGCCCAAGCGGCGACCAACCGAATCGACGACCGACTCCCCGGGGTTGGTTCGGTTTGGACCGGAGACTCCTGGTCGGTTTGGTTTGGTTGGGCCGGGGTCGAGTTGAGCGGTCCGACGATCCAGGACTCGGACACCATCACTTGGTCGAGGCCCGCACCCGCAACCAGGGCGACCGGGCGGTTTCACCTCCCGCCTATTCAAAGGTGGTTGATCGACCTGGACCAACTAACGGGCCTTTTCCGGTTCGAGAGGAATTGGGACGACCCGACCCAGGAAATCGGGACCAAGGGCCTTCGCCTGGAGAGGGACTCCCAGGGTCGTTTCTTGCCCTGGGCGGGCCTTCGCCTGGACGAGACCGGCCAGGTTTGGATCGTCGGAAAACAAAACACCTGGAGGGATTGAGTTGGAACTCCGCCCATATCAAACCGAGTCGGTCTCCCGTACCTGGGAATATCTCCGGAACAACCCGGAGAAAAACGGTTGTCTTGTCCTCCCGACCGGGGCGGGGAAAACCCCGGTCGTCGCCGCCCTTTGCCGGGAGGCGATCGACCGTTGGGACGGGCGGGTTATCGTGTTAACCCATGTTGGCGAACTGGTCGAGCAACTTTCCCGGACCCTTACGGGAATGCTTTCGCCCGGGGATGTCGGGGTTTACTCCGCCTCGATGGGATCCAGGGACCTGGATCATCCGGTTTTGGTTGGCCAAATCCAATCGGTCTATCGGGCGGGCGGTCACTCGTTCGGCCGCCGGGATCTGATTTTGGTGGACGAGTCCCACCTTATCCCCAGGGCCGGGGATGGAATGTATCGGTCTTTTCTCGGCCAACTCCAGGCGGCGAACACCCACGCCCGCCTAGTCGGTTTGACGGCGACACCCTACCGCCTGGACTCGGGCCCGATCGTCGGGCCTGGGGAACTTTTCGACGATGTCATTTTCGAGGCCAATGTCCGGGACCTGATCGAGGCGGGATACCTTTCGCCCCTGGTCTCCAGGACGGGGGCCAAGGACTGCCAGGCGGACCTCCGGGGGGTGTCGGTTTCCGGCGGGGATTTTAACCTCGACGAGTTGGGTCGCCGGATGTCGTCCGGTCACCTGGTCCCCGACACCGTGGGCGACATCCTCGACCGTTGCCAGGGGCGAAAGTCGATCCTCGTTTTTTGCCCGACGATCGCCCACGGGGAGTTGATCCTGGCCGAGTTCCGGTCGAAGGGGATCCCGGTCGGGTTCGTCACCGGGAAAACCCCAGGCCTGGAAAGGGCCTGGTTAGTGGACGAGTTCCGGCGGGGGTTGCTCCGGGTCCTGGTCAATTGCCAGGCCCTCACAACGGGTTTCGATGCGACCGGGGTCGATGCTGTCTGTCTTTTGCGGGCGACCAAGTCGGCCGCCCTATATGTGCAAATGGTCGGGCGGGGGTTGCGACTCCACCCAGGGAAAGAAAACTGTCTGGTCCTGGATTATGCGGACCTACTCTTGACCCATGGCCCGATCGACCAAGTCTCGGTCCGACCCAAACGGAAGGGCCAAGGCGAGAAGGGCGAGGCCCCGACCAAGACTTGCCCGGAGTGCGGGGAGAGGACCCACGCCTCCGCCAGGGACTGCCCTGGTTGCGGGCAACCCTTCCCCGAGAATGCGACCAACGGACACCGAGACACCCCGGCGGAGTTGCCGATTTTGTCGGAGGAAAAACCCAGGATCGAGACGATCCAGGTCGAAAGGGTTACCTACCAAAAACACTTTCCGAAACCCCGGGGGGATGGCCGCCAGGTTATCCCGTCTCTCCGGGTTGGGTACTGGCAACCCTCGGGAATGATCCCGGAACGGTGGCCGACTGTCTCCGAATGGATTTGCCTCGAACACCCCCGGGGAAGTTTTGCCAGGCAAAAGGCCGAGGCCTGGTGGGAGGCCAGGTCAAACGACCCGGTCCCGGACACCATCGACGAGGCGGTCCGGATGGCCGATGGCGGATCCCTGGCCGAGGCGGTCGAGGTCACCACCAAACGGAAGACCCCGGAATGTTTCCCGGAGATCACCCGTTGGAAACTCGGACCCAAAACAGGGCTCGAACACGATCCCGCCGAGACCGTCCCGCCTGGGGGCGATCTCGAAGATCTTCCGTTTTGATTTGCAAGGGAGAAGAAAAAAGATGGCAAGACCGAAAAAGATCGACCAGTACATCGAGGCCGCCGCCAACGGCGAGTCTTCCCCGGGAATGGTCCTGGAACTGGCGGCCGAACTAATCAAGACCCGGGCCAGGGTCCGGGCCGCCGAGGGAATAATCTCCGGTTTGCTTGCCTCCTCGGGCCAGGACCTGACACAAACGGTTTGCCAAATGGCGATCGAGGCCGCCGAGAAGTTCGTCCAGGCCGACCAAAAGGGGAGGCCCGACCGTGATTGAGAAAAACCGGATCGGTTCGGAAGTCCTTCACCTGGCGGGATTGGGGTATCGCCTTTTTCCTTGCGTCCCTGGGGGGAAAGTCCCCCTCGCCGAGGCGGTCCCCAATGGGCGGAACGGGGCGACCGACGACGAGGAGACCCTCCTCGAATGGCTGGGCAAATACCCGACCGCCAATTGGGGATTGGTGACCGACGACCTTTTGGTTATCGACATCGACGGGGCCGACAACCCTTGGCCCGAGGACCAGGCGAAGGCCGAAAGTCTTTTGTCATGCGGGGCCATGGCGATCACCGGGCGAGGCGGCCGCCATGTTTTTTTCCGGCGGGACCCGGCGAAGGCCTGGCGATCGACGGCGGGGAAAATCGCCCAGGGTGTCGATACCCGTTCGGCCGGGGGTTATGTCGTCCTCTCCGGTTCGGTCGTCCCTGGTGGCCAATATGAGTGGATCGAGGGGATGACCCTGGGGGAACCTGCCGGGGACCTTCCCCTCCCGCCGGATTGGTTGGTCGTCCAACTCGACCAGGCGGCCAACGGTGGGCGGGTTACCGTCCAAGACGGGACGACCCAGGGCGGGGAAAACTTTATCGGCAAGGGCCGCCGCAACCATGCCTTGGCCTCGTTGGCGGGGACCATGCGGCGGGCCGGGATGGGCCTCGCCGAGATCCGGGCGGCCCTCCTGGAGACAAACCTTTGGAGGTGCGTCCCGCCGATGGACGAGGCGGAGGTCGATCGGATCGCCGAGTCGATCGCCCGCTATTCGCCCGACGAGGTGACGGTCGCCCTGGCGGAGGGGACCGGGCTCGACGATCCTTTCGGCGGCGATGTCGTCGAGAACGAGGACCCCGGGGAGTTTCCCCCGGAACTCCTGGAAAACCTCCCCGGGTTCGTCGGTCGGTTCGTCGATTGGGCCGAGGCGACTTGTCACCGTCACCAACCGGTTTTGGCCCTGGCCGCCGGGTTGGCCCTCCAGGGCCTTCTCTCTTCCAGGAAAGTCCGGGACCATCGGGGGACCAGGCCCAACCTTTACATCCTGGGAACCGCCCCGTCCGGGGCCGGGAAAGAACACGCCCGGGGAATGGTCAAGGCGGTCTTGGCCAAACTGAAAACCAGGGGAGCCCACGACCTTGGGCTTTCCGAGGGGTTCGCCTCCCACGCCGGGGCGGTCTCCGCCGTTGCGACAAATCCCGCCGCCCTGTTTTTGCTCGACGAGTTCGGCCGGTTTCTTTCGGCGGTCAACAACCCGAAGGCCCCGCCCTACCTGGTCCAAATCGTTTCGGTTTTGCTGAAACTCTACTCGTCGAGCGGGGGGACTTTCCAGACTGACAATTACGCCGACTCGGAACGGGTCCAGACAATCGACCAACCGGGGGTCTCCCTTTACGGGACCTCGGTCCCCGAGTCGGTTTTCGAGTCTTTTTCCTACGAGGCGATAACCGGGGGTTTGTTGTCCAGGTTCCTGGTCTTCGAGGGGGACACCAAACCCAGGCGAAACCCCGGCGACATATCGGAAGAGTTCCCCCAGGACATCCTCGACCATGCGGAAAAGTGGGCCCGGTTTCTCCCAGGCGGGGCGATGGGGGTCGTCTCGGGGGAGGCCCTTTCCCCGACCGTTGTCCCCGTCACCCCCGAGGCGGCGGAAGTCTTCGAGGCCTTCGCCCAGGAAATCGAGGGCCTGGTTATTCCCGCCACAAACGGGGGAAAAATCGACCTGGGCAATTACTCCGCCATTTGGACCAGGGCGGAAGAGAAGGCCCGGAAAATCGCCCTGGTCCTGGCTTGTTCCCAGGGTGTCGAGGGGATCCAAATCGGAAAAACCGAGGCGGACTACGGGGTCCAACTGGTCAAATATCTAACCAAAAAACTTCTTTGGTTGGCCGCCAGGTTGATCTCCGCCGGACCGTTTGACACCGTCCGGCGGCGAATTTTCAACCTGGTTTCCGACACAAAAGAGGAGGGGATCCCCCCGGCGGAGATCGTTCGGGCGACCCAGGACATCCCAAAAAGGTTCCGAGAGGAGGCCCTGGCGAACTTGGTTGATGGTGGTTTGGTTGTCAAGAAAACTCTTAAAGAAGGAATAAAAAAGGGCCGACCTTCTATCCGACTAATACATTGGAGACACGCAAAGGCGACCGAAGATTGACGGGGCTTGTTTTCCAAATCAAAAACTATCAAAGGCGGATGGTTGACATCCGCCTTTTCTATTTCACCAGGTTCAACAAACGAGCCGCGGTTTTTGCCCAGTCTGTTTATTTTTTCATTTATTATTTTTTCTCCCCATAAGATCCACCTATAAAGTATTTTTTATTTTTTTTCTTCCATTAGATACCTTTTCAAAGACTGTTCTTTTGGGGGGGATCTACTATAGGAAAAAAAAGATTTAATGTTAATCTGGGCTGTTTTTTTTCGGCAGGTCCCGAGACCCGGGAGGCCGGTCCGACCTGGAACGGTCGGCGAGGTGAGTTGCCAAAGTTCTATCCGCCCCCTCTTTTCCTGGCAAGTCCGCCAGGCAAAAAAAAGTTTTGACCTTTTGCGGGCAAGGGCCCTTTCCGGGTTGAACGGGCATTGACGGGCGGGGAAGATCCGTTCGGTTGGTGGATTATTTCCGGACCGGAGATGGTTCAAATGTCCAAGACTTTCCAGATCCTGGCGATCGTTCCGGCCCTCGCCGGGGTTGTTGTCGCCGGGGAACAATCGCCGAAACCCAAGGCGACCAAGGCCGCCGGTTGTGAATGCCAGGCGGCCCCGGTTGCGGTCGTCGTCGGCCGTCCTACCTTGGCCGAACGGCAGGCAGATCGTCGGGTTTTCAAGGGCTCCCGTTGCAAGGGGGCCGAGTGTTCGACCCGAACCGTTGAGGTCACCGAGACCCCGGCGATCATCAAGACCGAGTCGGTCTACGAGACCCGCAAGGTCGGCCAAAAGACCACCATCACCCCGGCCAAGTGAAAGTTTTCACTCCGGCCAATTGAAAGGCCTTTTTCCCCAACCCTGAATTTCAAGGAGTTTTGACCGATGAAAATTATCCCTTCCGATTTCATTGTTCCAAGGGGAATTCTGACCACGGACAATTACGCCAACCTTTCCGCCTCCCACCCTTGGATCCATGTTGGCTATGGGTCATTTCGCTCTTGGATGGTTGTCTTTCAACTGGGCAACAACGGGGCGACGAGCATTACTTTCAAGGTTCAACAAGCAAAAGATGTCCTGGGAACCGGGGTGAAAGACTTGACGGGCCAGTCTTACACCCACGCCGACCCCGGAACCGGTCAACGACTTATCGCTTTTAGATTTAAGTCCGAAGACTTGGATGTCAACAACGGTTTTCGGGTTATCCGGGGAAGGGTTGAGGTCACGGGCGGGACCTCGGTCTATGTTTCCGCAATCACCTACGGTTTCGAGCCAAGCACCGGGTCGGCCTGGGATAGCCGGATATCCGAAGTCCTGAACTAATCAAACGGGGGTGGTTTCAATTCCCCGGGGAAGGATCCCCGGGGAACTTTCCTCAAAATAGTTTCCGGAGTTTTCAAATGCGGTTTATTCCCGAAGATATTATCGTCCCCTGGGCCTATTTGGTAAATGACAATTACGCCAACCTTTCAACCGGGACATCGTGGCAAAGAGTCGAAAAATTTAGGTCCTTTCTGGCTGTCTTCACCTTGGGGGCCAATGGGGCGACGAGCATTACTTTCAAGGTTCAACAAGCAAAAGATGTCCTGGGAAGTTCTTCAAAAGACTTGGCGGACCAATCTTACACCCTTGCCAATCCGGCGACAACTTACCGCCTTATAGTTTTTCGGTTTAAGTCGGCGGACCTTGACACCGCCAACGGTTACCGAACGGCCAGGCTAAGACTTGAGGTTACGGGCGGGACTTCGACTTATGTCTCCGGGGTGCTGTATGGTTGCGACCCAATCGAGGGCTCGGCCTGGACCAACAAGATCGCCGAAGTCCTGAACTAATCAAACGGGGGTGGTTTCAATTCCCGGGGAATGGATTCCCGGGGGACTTTCTCCAGGGGATGGGGGGAAGGCGAATGGTCAAGGATGTCTCTCGTTTTTGCGTTTTAGCGGGCCTCGCCTTCGGGTTGGCCCAAGTTGCTTCCGGCGGACCGTTCGGCCTCCTCGGGGGGAAATACAGGGGAGGAACACCTGGCGGAGGCCAAACGGTCGCCGGTCCTTCGGACGGCGAACTCTGGACTTGCCAGGGAGTCGCCAACCGGATGGCCCGCCTTTGCCGGATGGCCCACCTGGGCAACCCGACCGGGGGTTTTGAGGGGGTTGGTTGCGGCGGATCCGCCGAGGCCGCCCTGGCAAATACCTGTCGGCCCAGGTCGGGAGGACCTCCCAGGGATTGGGGGGTCGCCCAGGGTGCGAATGGTCTTTGGTACGCCTGTCGGAGGTGGTGACCACACCCCGGGGCGGGCAATCATTCCGGACAACACTTTCCGCCACAACGCCCCGGGGTTGTCTTTCTTCCCGAGAGATCCCGACCAATGTTCGAGAAAACAAAACTCCTTTGGGAAGTTCAGGAACTGAGGGAAAAGGCCCGGGAGGCCTCCCAGGCCCTGGACAAGTTGAACGGGATCGTCCAAGTCTTAAACCGATCGGTCCGCCTGGCGAACAAGGCGGTCCAAGGACACCGGGAAAAAAACGCCTGTCCAACCAGGTTGGACGAGACCCTTTACCGGACTTTCGGCCTTTTGGCCGAAACAACCTCGGCGGAACTCGACGAGATCACCAGGGCCAAAGAATGACGACCATAGTCGCCCCGGTTGTTTTCTGGTTGCCCGTCCCCGTCTCGGCGAACCGGGTTTGGCGATCGGGCCGGGGTAATGTCCACCTTTCGGCGGAGTATGTCGCCTGGATTTCCTCCGCCCTTGTCGAACTCAACCGCCAGGGGATTACCGCCGCCGATGTCGAAACCCTCGGCCCTCCGCCTTACAAGGTCTCGGTTACCGTCCAACCAGGGCCGACCGGGAACCGGGGTTGGCGGATGTCCAGGGACCTCGACAACCTTTGGAAAGGACTCCTCGACCTCCTGGCAAAACGGGCCCGAATTATTCCCGCCGACAATTCGGCGACCATCCAGGCCCTTGGGATCGAGATCGGCCCCGAGGCCGAAAGGGCCGGGGTCGTTGTCACGATCGAACCCTGGCCCCGAATGGATCGAGGAGGAACCGACCGTGGAAGTCCGAAAAATCCTCGAAAGGGTTTCCTCTCCGGAGATCCCGGACTTTATGCGGGACTCGATCCGGAAGGCCTTCGGTCGGTTCCGGGAAAGAGTCGGGGGCGACCAGTTCGCCGAGAAGATGGACAACCTGGTTGACACCCATTTCCCTGGGACAACCCTCGGCCAATTAGGGAAGATCCTGGCGACCCTGGCCCCGGAGGTTTACCTGGACCGACCGACCTCCGCCCGCCCGACCAAGACACCGCCAGGGCCCGACCTGGAACCAACCGGACGAATGGCAGTCTACCGGCGGCGGTTTGAACGAGGGCGGGCGATCCATCACCCCGAGGACGCAAAACTTGGCTAGGATCCCGCCACACCGACCCAGGGAACCAAAGGCCCGGTTCCGACCCGAGGCCCAGGGTTCGAGCCATGCCCGAGGATACGGTCGCCCCTGGCAACGCCTCCGGGCCGCCCTCCTGGCCTCGCCTGGTTGGCAACTTTGCCGACTGTGCGACAACCAGGGCCGGATCCGGGAGGCGACCCTCCTCGACCATATCGTCCCGA